CCTGCCCGTGGTCGACGTCAACGTCAGCGAGGCCCCGGCCTTCTCCGACAAGTACGTGAACCTGCGCAGCGAGCTTTGGTTCAAGGGCGCGGACTGGTTCAAGGCCCGCAAGTGCTCCATCGCCGGGGCCAGCGCGCGCCTGTGCGATGAGCTGGCGATGGTGCGCTACAGCTTCGCCAGCAACGGCCGTCGCAAGGTGGAGAGCAAGGACGAGATCAAGAAACGCACCCGCGACCGATCCTCGACCGACTACGCCGACAGCTTCCTCCTGACCTTCGCCGGGGCCACCGCCCTGAGCGTCCAGGGAACGGCCGGGGCGAAGGGCTGGTCGCAGCCAATCCGGCGCAACGTCTCCCGCGCACGATAATCGCCCATCCAACGCTGGGAGAACACCCCATGGCCACCTACGACAAGGCGAAGAAGGTCCCCGAGGAGCTGCAGGCGGCCTTCGCCGCGGAGGCGGCCGACGCCGCGGCCTTCATGGACGAGAGCATCAGCGCCGCCCAGGTGCTGATGACCGAGTACTACCGTGGAGATCTGCCCGGCATCACCGAGCAGGACCTGAAGGACAACCGCAGCGACATCGTCAGCCGGGACGTGCACGACGCCGTCCAGGCCATCCTGCCCGACCTGATGCGCGTCTTCCTCGGCGGCGAGAACGTGGTGGAGTTCCGCCCCGTCGGCAAGGACGACGAGGCCACCGCGCAGCAGGCCACCGAGGCCATCCGGCATATCTTCGAGAAGGACAACGATGCCTACTCGATCATCCACGGCGCCCTCAAGGACGGCCTGATCCGGCGATTCGCCGTGGCCACCTGGTGGCACGAAGAGGAGGAGCTGGACTACGAACGCAGCTACACCGGGCTGAGCCTGGACCAGATCGCGGACATGACGGGTGAGCCCGGCACCCAGGTGCTCGAGCTGGAGACCCCAGCGCAGGAGGCCCAGGAGGAGCCCGAGGAGGGCATGGCCCCGCCCGAGGACACAAGCGGCCTGCGTCCCGACGGGAGCATCGACCCGAGCGCGGGCGTCCATGAGCTGTCGCTGCGCCACAGGCGCACGGCCTCCCGCCTGAAGGTCGAGCTGGTGCCCCCGGAGGAGATCCTGATCTCCCGCAAGGCCCGCGCCTTCAACGGCAAGCAGTTCGTCGGCCGTCGGCGCAACCTCAGCCGCGACGAACTGCTCGACATGGACATCGACCTGGACGACATCGACGCGGCCGGCGGCGGGGACGTGTCCATCGAGCTGAGCGAGCTTGAGCAGGCGCGCAACCCCGGCAGCGGGGTCAGCACCGGACGTGCCGACGATGGCTCGCAGCTGGTGGCCTACACCGAGGGCTACATGATGTGGCGCGACGAGGGCGAGGACGCCCTGCGCCTGTACAAGATCTGCGCCGTGGGCAACGCTCACCAGGTGATCAGCGCCGAGCCCGCCGAGGGCATCAACATGGCCCTGTGGACACCCGACCCGGAGCCACACACCGTGGTGGGCGAGTCCGATGCGGAGAAAGTTGCAGACATCCAGCGTGTGAAGACCGAGATCTGGCGCGGCGTGCTCGACAGCCTGGCCGAGGCCCTGGTGCCCCGCACCGAGGTGGTGGAGGGCCAGGTGAACATGCAGGACGCCCTGAGCAACGAGATCGGCGCCCTGGTGCGCGTGCGCCAGCCGGGCATGGTGCGCCCGCTGAGCACGCCCTTCGTGGGCCAGCAGGCCATCCCCCTGCTGGACGTGGTCGACGGCATGCGCGAGGAACGCGTGGGCGCCTTCCGCGCCGCCGACGGCCTCTCGGCCGAGGCCATGCAGTCCAGCACGAAGATGGCCGTGGCCGCGACCATCAGCGGGTCCAAGGCCCGCAAGGAGTTGCTGGCCCGGGGCTTCGCCGCCACCTTCCTCGCGCCCATCTTCCGCGGTCTGCTGCGCCTGTTCGTGGAGAACCAGGACAAGCCGCGCTGGATGCGCATGCGCGGCGAGTGGGTCGAGGTCGACCCGCGCGGCTGGAATGCCGACATGGACTGCGACGTGGACGTGGCCCTGGCCATGGCCACCACGGAGGAACGCGTGCATATCTTCCAGGGCGTGGCCGAGAAGCAGGTGCAGATCCTCCAGCAACTCGGCCCGGACAACCCGATTTGTACTCTCACCGAGTACAGCAACACGCTGCGCAAGCTGTCCACCCTGGTGGGCATCCGCAACGTCGACAGCTACTTCAAGACCGTCCCGCCGGGCTGGAAGCCCCCGCAGTCCGCGAACCAGCCCCCGCCCGACCCGGCGCTGATGGTGGCCCAGGCGCAGGCCCAGGCGCTGCAGGCGGAGCAGCAGCGCAAGGCCCTTGAGCTGAAGCTCGACACCGACCTGGCGCGTGACAAGCAGGCCAGCGAGGACGCCCGCGGCTGGGCCGAGCTGGGCGCCAAGTACCAGATGGACACCACGCTGCAGGCCGCCGCCCTGGCCGAGAAGCAGCGGGTCAACGACATGAACTTCGGACTGAAGCAGGCACAAGCTGAGCAATCCGCGCAGCCGCCTGCCCAGCAACCCGGGCCGACAGGATGGCCCATGCAATGACCCCAGACACCAAGCTATCCGCGGAGGAGCTGACCCGGCGAGCCGACCGAGCCGAGGCCCTCATGGCCGACCCGCTGCTGCAGGAGGCCTTCGCCAACCTGCGCATCAACTACTTCGAGGAGTGGCTCGCCACCGAGCCCGGGGATACGCCCGCGCGCGAGTCCCTCTTCATGGCCGCGCGGGCCGTGCAGCACGTCGAGACGCACTTCCGGCTGGTGGCCTCGCGCCGCCCGATCGAGGGCAAGATGGACCCTCTCAAGAAGGTCCAGTCCTTGCGCCGGGATTCCCTGCGCCGCGAGCCCCTCGGGCGCGCAGCGAACACGGCCACTGAATCGGCCGATTTGTAAACCGTAGGGAGGATTCGATATCATGGCCGACATATTGAGCACCAACAGCTCGCTGAGTGCCGCAGCAAGTGCCTTCGAGGATCTGATCACTGCCGAGGAAGACTCGGGAAAACCGGCGACAGAGCCAACGAAGCAGGCCAAGCAACCCGACCCGGAGCCTGAAGAGGGCGAGGAGGAGGGTGACGAGGCCCAGTCCGCAGAGGAAGAGGCGCCCGAGGCCAAGGCCGGGGGCGAGGAAGCCGAAGAGGGCGACGACGATGACGGCGAGGATGCCGACACCGACGAGGAGCAGGAACCGGTATACCAGGTCCGCATCGCGGGCCAGGAAGTCGAGGTCCCCCTGTCCGAGCTGGTGAAGGGCTACAGCCGCACCGCCGACTACACCCGCAAGACGCAGGACCTGGCCGAGGAACGCAAGAGGTTCATCGGAGAGGCCCAGCAGACGCGGGAACTGCGTGATCAATACGCGCAACGACTGGAGCAGGTTCAGGCCCTGCTGCAGCAAGCCGAGCCCAAGGTGAACTGGGATCAGCTCCGCGCCGAGGACCCTATCGAGTTCGCGGCACAGTGGGCAGACCACCAACGCCAGCAGCAGGCCCTGCAACAGGTCCAGGCCGAGCGGCAGCAGATCATTCAGCGCCAAGCATGGGAGGCCCAACAAAGGCAGGCCCAGACGCTCAACGAGGCCAAGGCCAAACTCCTGGAGATCGTCCCCGAGTGGAGGGATCCGAAGGTGGCCAAGGCCGAGCGTGCATCGCTGAAGGAGTTCGGGCGATCGTTCGGCTACTCTGAGGAGGAGCTTGCAGGCATCACGGACCACCGCGCGGTGGCCCTGCTGAGGATGGCCCAGAAGTACCAGGATCTGGTGCAGCGACGGTCGACCCTCAAGCCTGTCAAGCGAACGGTGGCGCCGCAGCTCAAGCCCGGCCCTGCCGCTCCGAAGAGAGAAGCCCGCAAGGTCAGCGAGTTGACCCGCGCGAAACAGTCGCACGCCAAGATCGGCAGCGTCGCAAGCGCCGCCGCACTTTTCGAGAAACTCCTGTAGGGGCACTTCGGCTCCTGCAGGACATCAACCTGCAGGAGCAAATTGTGGCAAAAGTTACCAACGCATTCGAGACCAAGGACGCCGTCGGCAATCGCGAGGATCTGTCCGACAGCATCTACAACATCGACCCCACCGACACGGCGTTTATGAACTCCGTGGGCCGGCGCAACGTCACCAACGTCGTCTTCGACTGGCAGACCGAGGCCCTGGCCTCGCCCGGTGCGAACGCGATCGAGGATGGCTTCGCCCTGTCCCGCGCGGCCACCACGCCCACCGTGCGCCTGTCCAACAGCTGCCAGATCAGCTACAAGGACGCGACCGTCACCGGTTCGCAGGAAGCCGCCAACAGCGCCGGCCGCAAGTCGGAGATGGCCCACCAGATGGCCAAACGCTCGAAGGAACTGAAGAACGACATCGAGTTCATCGCCCTGTCGGAACAGCCGCGCGACCTGGGCTCGGACGACGGTATCCGCCGCACCCGTGCCTTCGGCCACTGGCTGACGGTGACCCGTCGCGGCTCGGCCGTCGGCGCGAACCCGGTCTCGGAAACGGCCGCCTCCACGGGCGGCACGGACGAGACGCTGACCGAGGCGCTGTTCAAGCCTGTGCACAAGCAGTCCTACGATGCCGGCGCCACTGCCAACCTGCTGCTGACCAACAGCACGCAGAAGGTGATCATCGACACCTTCGTGGGCCGGGCCAACAGCCGCCATGCGATCGGGGCGAATGCGGTGGAGGCCTCGGTGGCTCTGTACGCGAGCGACTTCGGAGATCTGCGTGTGGTGCTGGACCGCAAGCTGAGCCAGCAGATCATCTACGGTGTGGACACCGAGATGGTTCGCCTGGCCTTCTACCGGAACTTCATGCAGAAACCCATCGCCGCCATCGGTGATGCGGAGACCCGCATGATCCTGGCCGAGTGGGGCGTGCAGGTGGACAATCCGAAGGCGCACTTCGGCATGTATGATTTGACCTGACACCCCTGCCCTAGAATCGGGGGGCATTCGGCAACGGGTGCCCCCTTTTTCGCGAGGACTATCAGCATGGCAGTCAGTCTCCTGGCCAACCGTGGCCGCGTCGTGAAGACCATCCACACCGATGCCCACGATGAGAATCGTATGGTCGAGGTGATGCATGAGAACGTCGACCCGCTGATCGAATTCGCCCGCAGCCTGGCGATCGTCAGGCAGATGGGCCGAGTGCAGGACCAGCCGGGCGAGAAGGCCGGCATGCGCCTGGTGGGGTTCATGCCCGACCACGTCGCGGAGAACATGATGCGCAACGGCTCCTGGAATGACAAGGATGCCGTCAAGCGTTGGTTCAATGACCCGCAGAACAAGGACTTCCGCGTCTGGAAGGGCCGCGTGTGAGCCTGTCCAACTACACGGAGATCAAGGCCGCCGTCGCGGACTGGCTCAACCGTGTGGGGCAGGCCGACCTCGAGGCCCGCGCCGGTGACTTCATCCTGCTCTTCGAGTCCCTCTTCGACAAGCAGGACATCCGCCACCCGCGCAGCCTGGTGCGCGCCACGGCGCCCGTTCTGGGCGAGTACACGGCCCTCCCGGTCGACTTTGTCGAGATGCAGCGCCTGCGCACGACGGGCGCCTCCTCGACCTGGGCGACGCATCGCTACGTCACCCCCGAGGAGCTGGAGGACGACAAGGCCGGCAGCGACTCCGCCGGCCTGCCGCACCTCTTCACGGTCGCGGGTCGCGAGATCCAGATCCGGCCCTACAGTGGCACGGGGGAGCTGACGCTGGAGATGCTCTACTGGGGCAAGCTGGCCAAGCTGTCCGTGAGCACGCCCGTCAACTGGCTCCTGACAGAGGCCCCCGAGGCCTACCTGTTCGGCGCCCTCACCGAGGCCACGCCCTTCATCCGCGACGATGAACGCGTGGCTATGTGGCAAGGCAAACGCGATGCTGCAGTAGCATCTCTTCGAGAGGCCGCCGAGCGCGCCTCGCTCACCAGTGGAACCCTCAAACCGCGCCGGCGAAAGCTCGGCTGAACAGGAGCAGTAGCATGGCAAACGTAGTCTTCAACGTCGCCAAGGGCCGAGTGGTCGAGCTGTACGACCGGGTCAAGGCCAACGACCCATCCACGGCGCGCCTTGTGCTCATCCCGATCGAGACCACCGGTCTGGAAACGGATGCCACGCTGATTGACGCGGCCACCGTCGCCGCCGTGCTGGCCGGCGCCACGAACGAGCAGACCACCATGGGCCGCAAGTACCTCACGGATGCGGACCTGGCGGCCACCACGGCCCCGGACAACACCAACAACCGGCGCCGGCTGAGCCTGCCCACGGTGAGCTGGACCAGTGCCGCGGGCAACCCGATCAGCAAGATCGTCGTGGCCTATGACGCGAACAGCGGGGCCGACAGTGCCCTGGTGCCGATGACCATGTTCGACTTCGCGCAGACCCCGACCGGCGCCACCATCGTGATGAACAGTGGTGAGTTCTACGAGGCGGCTTAAATGGCCACCATCCTCACCTCAAGCCAGTCCACGTCCTCGACGGGCGCCGTGGACATCGACTTCGCCGCGACTCCTGTCGGTGGGTTCAACGCAACTGCTGCCTTGGACACGGCGACCACGGCGACAGTGTCTCTGCAGGTGCGAGTGGGCGCCGAGTGGCTTTTGGCGGATACCGTATCACTGCCCGACCCCACCACGGGAGCCCGCGCGCGTAACGTGGCCGTCTACCCGCCCTACACGGCCGCGCGCTGGAACGTCACGGCTATCAGCGGCGGCTCTGTGATCCTGGACGCAATCGGGCTGGGGGTGTAGTGGCCGATGATCGCGTCACTGGTGACCTCAGCTTCAGTGCCCCCGGGAATTCGGTCTCGGGCACCAACGCCCAATCGTCGGTAGAGAAGGTTCGCGGGTTCGGCGGTGGCGCGGTTCGCGGCACGCCTGGCCTGGTCGACGTTCAGCCCCCGCCTGAGGCCGCCTTTGTGGCCCTGGTGCTGAGCGGTACGGTTCCGCTGTCGGTCAGCTTCATCAACAGCAGCAAGTTCGCCACGGGCTATTCGTGGAACTTCGGCGACAACTCCGCGCTCAGCACGCAGACCAACCCGACGCACACCTACACCTCGCCGGGGAGCTACACCGTCACCCTCACGGCGACATCGGCCGGCGGGTCGAATGTCCTGACGCGCGTGGGGTACATCAACGCCACCGGGACCGTCGTAGTGCCTCCGCCGCCAGCGGCACCAGGGGCCTACCGCACCACCCAGCCGCAGCTGTTTCTCAGTGTCCCCACAACGATCTCCTACGTAGCCTCTGGGGGCGAATGGGCAGTTCCGGCCAGGGCATCGGTCGCCGCGCCAAAGGCCAGCTATCCGCTGAGTGTCTGGGGGCCAACCTGGACCTACATCGAAAAGGAAAGCCGTTGGTCATGGGCGAACCCTGGCGGGGACTTCATCAACCGGGACGGGACGCCGCAGACGCTGACCAATCCGCACATAACCTTCGCCGCGAACAGCGTCACAAGCGGGAGCTTCAGCTACACGGCGGACGCAACGGCCGGGGTCGCCGCGGCCTACAACGGGGACAGGTACCTGGCCTTCATCGCCACTCGATCCGGCGGGAACCGAGACCTTGTGACCCCGCACCATGCGACGCTGCCGGCTCCGCGGATAGACGTGATCTACACCGATCAGTCCGTGGCCAGCCTGGCGTGCCTTTCCTGCGTTCGGATAAATTCATCGACCACTCAATCCTGGCTGGGCCAGCCAACCTCGACCCTAGACCGGGCCGTAATTGAATTCGCACGCCCAACCAAGACGGTTCTGTCCGCGACGCTGACCATCACGGTCGCGGCCCACACGGCGACGGCCTCGACCATCAGCTTCTACCTCGCCAACCCGAGGGCCAACACGGAAGGCGCTACTGCCGGCATCTCCGCCGAGTATGTTGGGGACGAGGGGATCAGCGCGCACCCCAACGTGCTCTTCGCCCAAAGCTATCCCGATGGGACGACGCTCGCTGACCGGATGCTGACGACGTTGACGACCAACGTCTTCTTGAAGTCCTACTGGACCCCCCACTTTTGGGGGCTCGGCCCGCCCGACCCCACCAAGCTGCCCACGGCCTACGACGGGATAGCGGTAGCCGGGACCAACAAGTGGCTTCGCAAGAACAACTCCTCGGCCAACGTCACGATTGTCGGCAGCACCTACGCCGAGGAGGGCTTCGTGCCCACTGCTCCGGGGCGCGGGGCAATGCGGGTCATCATCCCGAAAGGGGCCCAGGTCGACGGGGCCGACGTGGGCTACGGACTGGGAGGGG